CGGGGAGCTGGCGTAGGTCCAGCTACTGCCCGATGGCGTCGGATCGGTGGTGGCGACCCAGACCGATGACGGCAGGGCGAATCGCCGCCATTGGCCGTGGCCGGCCACATGGTCCGCCAGGTCGTGAGCCTCTGTGGTGGTGAGGCCCTGGAACCGCAGCTGCAGCCGATCGCCGGTTCTGCCGTTGCTGCGCCGCAGGGTGGCTACCCGGCCATTGGCAGCGGTGAACGCCTCCCGCGGCACGTCGCCAGGGATCAGGAGTCGCTCAGCTGGCGTCAGCGAGGGGAAGGTGGTCATGGAATGTTGATCAGGACATCCTTGAGATGGCCATTGAAGTGCCAGGTGTTGCCCTCCCCGTTTCGACCGACATTGATAGGAGTGTCAGGGGGGTTGATGCTGCCGCTGATTGCTGCGCTGGCAGCCTGAGAATCATTAACCTTGATTACAAGCTGACTACCAGTCCGTATGGCTTGAATCTTGTGCCAATTTTGAGCAGTGATAATTGAACCAGTTTGAACGTAATCAACCCATGCGCCAATGCTGTACGTGAACTGCACAAGGCCATTGACTAGCATTAACCGCCAAGAATACTGCAGCCCAATGCCGCCTTGCCATACCCCGACAATAACCTGATTGCTTGCAACAGCGTTGGGATAGACTAGCGCCGACACTTCGAAATCACCGCCCGCTAAGTCAATGCCGCTAGACGGAATGGATAGGTAGCCATTCCCGACGAACAGACCTGTAGGCTCACCGTTGTAGGTGACCGCTGTGCTAATAGATGGCGACTGCCCAGACTGGCTAACAGTGGTGACAGTTTGGAAGTTTACGCCAGTATCATAGAATGCTGTACTACCATTCGCTCCGTTAAACTGCAGGAATAAATCATACGGATATGGTGGTGTATCAGATGGATTAAACAATGTAGTTACAATCTCTAGTGCTTGAGGCGTGACAACTACAGCATCGGTCGGTTGACCGATCTCCGTGAGGATTGACAGTGATTCAGGCTGAATCAATGCGCCAGTGCCAACTATCGGCGCAAAGAGCTCGGTGATGATTAGCAGGGATTGCGGCTGAACCGTTGGCAACCTGCCCAGCACATCCAGGGCCACCAACGACCGGTTGTCGTGATCAACCGGGAAATGGACCAGATTCAGGACCGTGGCGCCACTGGCGTCAGTGCTGACGTTCTCGATCTGATACAGGTAGCTGTGAACCGACGGCTCGCCATAGCTGGGCACCCTGGGATAGTTGACCTGGATGACGCTGCCGACAATCAGGTTCAGGATGTCGGAGTCGTACTCCGGCAGGATCCGCAGCCCTGGCAGCCGATGGGTGATGTAGTTGCGCCGGGCCTGGCGCCAGAGGCCCACCGTCAGGGCATGCCGGTAGGAGCAACAGAACTCCCGCAGGTCGAGCGGCTCGAATGGCCCAGCCTCGCCGGTGCCTTCAGCCCTCACCTCGATCACGCGGTCGTAAGCGGGCTGGTTGGCCGGCTGCGCCCGATAGGTGACGATCAGGGTTGTTGCCTGGCGTTCCGAAGCGCCGATCCACCGAGGAGTAAACGACCCTGGCACGATGTGGCTCTCGTTCAGCGTCAGCAGTGGCGTGATCGGGTCGGCATCGAGTCGGTAGGTGGTGGGATTGACCGGATGGGCGGGCACCAGGCCCAGCCGGCCGCCTCTGTCCTGCACCTCCAGCAGGAACAGCGGCGCGACGCGGTTCAGGAAATCCCTCAGGTTGATAGCGACCCTGATCTCACCGTTGAACCTCAGGCCCATGGCACGGTTGAACCGGGCCGCCAGGGTGAGGGAGTCGGTGTCGATCTGATCGGTGGTGACCCGATCGGTCGCCAGCATCAGATAGCGGGCCAGGTCTGGCAGCCATGGGCTGGGGCCTGTGCCGCTGTCGATCAGCCGGGGGGCTTCAGCCCCGCCGCGCAGGAACACCCACGCCTGCTGCCGCCAGTCAGTGGAGCCACTGGGATAGGAGCAGCTGAACGATGCTGTGCTCAGCCCGTAGTAGCTGCCGCCGCCAGTTCCGCAGTAGTTGGCAATCTGCGGCAGGGGTAAGGGTATGGAATTGGTTTCGGTGATCTGCAGTACATAGTTAGATGCTGGCTGATAAAATGCTTCGCCGCCAAAAATAGTCAGAAACCAATCTATGCCAGCTTCTTGCAGGGTGACGAAAACCCTGTTCTCTGCTGTAGATGGATTGGCTGTGTAATTGTAGCCAGGCATGTATCTGCCTGATTTAGTATGAAAGTACATTGTAGTCATGCGATTTCTATTTAATCCACTGAATGGCTGCATAGATTGACTCTTAACCGGAAACACATTGTATTCAGTTACAAAGTTACCCCGACTCGTTAGAGCAATCGAAGCGCGAATCTGCTGGTTGAACTCTTCGATCGTAAACTCTCTGTTCGCGGCGGCATTCCATCCTGTCCACGGCTGACCGCTGACCGCAGTCTGGTAGGTCATAGTCTCGACCCGGTAGCGCTGCTGCAACGCATTGCCTGGCGACCAACTGCCGGCCCTGCTGCCGTAGACCTGCTGCATGGCGCCGCGCTGCTGCGCACCCTGCCAGAACTCGCCGGCTTGAATCGTGCTCACCTGCCCCTGGGATAGAACCAGGTGGAAATAGGCGGTGAGGTTGTTGACGTCGTCGTTCTCGAACCTCAGCTCAGTGGCGATCGGGGCCACCCAGATGCCACCGACCTCGCCCTCCTCAGTGAGATCGCGCCGGCCCCACACCAGCGGGATAGGCGCCGCCAGCTGGGCCATGGCCTGATCGCTCGTCAGGCTGGCCGATTGATTGGTGAGCAGCGACCGGAGGAACTGCTCCCGCGCCCCGCTGGTGAGCGCTGCTACAGCAGGCTGGGGAACCGTCATAGCCTGGGAGGGTAGCCCGTCAGGCGCGGGGAGAACACACGCGGCGGCACCTGGGCGCCAACAGGCGTGATCGCCGCCCCCAGGGAAACGGTGATGGTCTCATGTCCCTCGGCTCCGATGATCTGCCCCACAAACCGGCTCACCTCGATCTCACTGCCTGGCGGAGCGGTTGCGGTCGGGGCCTGATCCAGCTCCAGCAGCCGCACCTCTGCGAGCCACTGGGGCGGGGCCAAGGCGTCCTCGATCACCGCAGCGACATCGGTGACGCCTGGCAGGCTCAGCCGCATGGTGGCCTGATCGGCGCCGCTGGCCACGTTGAACCCCTCCGCATCGAACGGCAGGTAAACCCACCCGCCAGACAGGGTGATGCCTGGGTAGAAGTTTTGCCAGCGCTTGTGAGTGGTGGCCCCCTCGTACAGGCGCAAGGTCAGCCGACGGGCGTAGCTCATCCCACCCCCAGCGCCGCACGGGACGAGGGCTGGGCGAGCTCACCCCGGAGCTGATCCACTGCCTGGCGCACCATGGCGGCGGCATCATCGAGGCTGACCCACCGTGAGCCGTCGGCCTGCTGCATCACCGGGCCGGCCTGGATGTTCACCACAGGCCGGCCGCCGCCGGGGACTGAGCCATTCAGGACGGCAACACCACGCGCACCGCCCAGATAGGCGGCAGAGGCGGAGGCCATCTTGCCGGAGGGGATCACGTACTCCGGCTGGCCACCCTCGCCAACCTGGGCGATCGTCGGGCTGGTGACGTAGGCGCCGGTCGCAAAGCGGGGGATGTTGACTAGCGGCACCTGAGGCAGGCTAACCCGCGTCGTTGACGAAATAGCGCGAATAACGCTGTTGATGCCGCTAATCCAATCGTTGATAGTTTTGTTTATTCCAGCAAATACAGAATTAATTGCGTTGCGAATGCCTTGTAACATGCCGTTCCAGATACCCTGCACTGCGCTAGCGGCAGACGTGAAAGCCGACCGTAGCTGGCTGCCGATCATGTCGCCAATGCCCTTGAACTGCCCCAGCGCAAGAGCCGCCATTGACATGAGCACTCCGCCCCAGTCACCACGCAACGCCTTTAAGAATATACCGAATGGCGTATTTACAACGCTGTCGAATGACTGGATGATCTGATTAAAAATATCACGCGAGAAGTTAATTATAGCTTTAAAAGCG